CTCAATTTTTTTCCTTCGCTCTTCAAATGATGCGTTTAACTCCATTGTTAGACGGATGCCTTCGTCCCCTAGGTGGCGATATTTTTCAATTGTTCGAGTTTCGGTGTCAAGAATTTGTTCGCGTTGTCCATTCAAATTCTCTATGAGCAATTTGAGCGCCCTCTGCCATCGCCCCCAATTTTCGGGCAAAGAGAGATATGTTTTTTGGTCTCGGCTCGTTTTGTTTTTAACATCTTCGGCAACTAACCGAGCAAATGCGTCGTCGTTCACTTATTCCTACCTAGTCCATTCAGGGCATATGGTTTTAAAATAGCAGAAAGAACAGAGTTTACTTTTTTTTGTTTCAAAAATACCACTTTTGCAACGCTCGTCAATCTGTTTCCGTGTTTCAACAATAGTGGTTTTTGTGCGCTCTATATCTTGTTCGGTTGGGGTTTTGGCGAGTTTTGTGCTGTTGGCTATGTACAACAATTCCAAAGAATCAATTTTTTTATCAAACAACTCGCTTAGAACCACCGCATATATAAGGAGTTGGTCAAACTTGTCATCCCGCCAATGTGGGGCTGGCACCTTGCCCGTCTTGTAGTCACCAATAACGATTGAATTTTCGTCTTTTTTGTTCCATCGGTCAACAAAACCCTTGATTCTGACCCCGTCAACCAATGCATCAAGTTCTGTTTCTATCCCGTCAAATTGCATGGATAAGACATCTTCCATGTTCATCAGATTTTCAAGACACTTCCAAGCCCTCAACCTGAAAAAGTGGACATTGCTGGGATATTTTCTGTAAACAGTTTGAACATCCTCCACATAATCTTGCCAAATCAAACGAAAAAATTCTTTCATTGCGGGAACAGTTCTTTCGTTTTGTTCCAAACGATAAAAATTTTCGAGAACGGAGTGGACATAATTGCCCAACAAAGTATGTTCTGTCGGGGGTTCTTTTATCCCGTCAATCCGAGAGAGTTTGTATTTGTAGGGACATTGATGAAATGTCGCAATAGAGGATGGGGACAAATAATCGGGGGCATTCAGCAATTTTCTAATCCAAATCTTTTCTTGGAGGCATTTCTTTTTTGGTCAATGGCTTGGTTGGTGTATCCACAACCACCGAGCCCTCAAAATTTAAACGGACTATTTCCGACATGATGACTTCAAGTTCTTCGTCATTCATTTTTGACAAAGGCTTTGATGCGCCCCCACTGTACTCTGACCAAAATTTTTTCACATTTTGTTTTTTGTCGTCGTTCAACGCTTCAAACAATTCCTTGACTTGAAAATATCTTGGCGAACTAACTTCTTGGGGCTGTTGGGGTTGCGTATTTGCGCTTGCTTCAATTACATTTTCAATCTCAATAGCCTCTTCACTGCGAGCAAGATAAAGACCAACACCAAAAGATTGGGCAGCCTTTTTCAGGGCGTCAGAAATTGCGCCTTTAAATTCGTCGCCAAGGTCAACAATCCCGCCCTGTTTGTTGCGTTTAATTTTTTGACCCCCGAAACCATCACGCGAAACACCCAATTTGTTTTCCGGGCAATAGTCAATACGCACATGCGCCACGACAAACTCGGGGTCTGTGACATCTCGCTGACAAAGCAAAATTTTGAACGACCAATTTTCCACTCCAAGCACCTTGTTCAATCGGTTAATGACTTCGCCGACAGGAATGTAGGTTAAATTAACCCCACCCTTATTGATGGACTTTTCCATCTCCTGAGGAAATGGCTCGGATAACTGTTGGTATATATTGCTCATTTTGTATCAACCTTTCTAATCATGATGCTTGTTTTAACCTCTCCGACTTCGCAGTATTGGTCTGCGTTGATGCCTAATTTTGACAACTCTTTGACTCGCCAGTACGAAGGCTGTAGATAATCAAGAAGTTTTACCGCAATTTCTTGGGATGACATTACAACCTCGCCCGTGTCCATGTCAATGGACAACTCACCCAAACGCCTCAAAACCTCCTCGGCGATTTGTTGATGTTGCCAACCCTTTCTGTCGGTAGCAAATTTTTTTTCGACCACCTGACCATTTGACGCTTTGCACTCATAGTCGGGCAATAAACCGATGATTGAATTTTGATAATCGGTAAATAGAAGACCAATTTCGTTCTTGATGGCGTGAAGCGTGACCAAGGCGTCAAGCGCAACCTGAACATCATTGGTTTCAACCACCGTTTTCAGATTTTTGTCCAAGTCCATAAGCGACTTGCGAAACAAAGTTATTGGAGACAAAACATTCGGCTGTACAGATTTGTCGGGAACCATCATGGCGTTTACCTCAATTTTAATTAAATTAGTTAACTAGGTTATTTTTGGGATTATTCTTGGCTAGACAATGATACTAACACGCCCCCTTTGGGGCAACCCTAGACCAGTAAGAAAAACAAAGGCACCCACCGCTGAGTCAACTTGGTCATCATGGTCGCACGCTTCGGGAAAAGAAGCAAATTCATCCAACCAATCGGTAACCCAAGAACCCCTGACCAAACGAACATTGCCGTTTGCGACAGCCGCAGCGAACGGTCTTGCCCTTGTTTCTTTATCCCCCGTAGGACGCACCCCCTGTAAATCCCAACCCGGTACGACATATCTTGCATATTGGTCAATTAAGGCTTTGCCTGAAGACCCAGGTTCTTGCTCCATACGAATTGCGATATTTTGCCCATCCTCCTGAGCGGTTCTTGCAATAAAAGCCTCAACTTTGTCGCCTTTTGCCCTTATTTTACGAACATCCATAATGTAGGCAATACCGGCGTCAAAAACCATCAATGTACCCACCGTCCAGTCGGGATTCGGGTTACTCGGGGAGGGCTCAGTAGCAGCCAAGTCCCAATATCTGACCGCTCTAGCGGCGCTTGTGATTTGGGGGACTTCCGTATGGTCAATGATTGGAAAATCTGCCCTGTCAAAAAGTGAACCGAGAGTGGTAGCCCACCAATCGCCAAGTTCAAGTCTTCTTCTTTCCAGGGGGTCAAGAGCGGAAAGCGCCTGTCTATATGAAATTGCGTCAATCCCCGGATTGTCCGTGAGGAACGAGGGAACGAAAATACGTTTTTCTTGTTTGCCCTCAACTATGAATCTTTGTCGAACCCAATTGGGGGCGGGGTTGGAGGCGGCACGCATACGCAAAGGGACTTTTGAGAGTTCGCCTTGAGCAGGGCGACGAAGACGAGAAAACAGATACCGATAATCGGACTCCCTAATTTCTGTTACTTCGTCCATCCCAATGAATTGAAATTCGGAACCCTTATAACGTAAATAGTCGTTGGTGTTGTTTAAATAACCGAAAGAAACCCGCGCACCCGAGGGAAATGTGGCAACATAACTGTTCGCATTCCAATGAATCTCGTCAAAACCCGATATCCACACACGAAAACGGTCCATCAAGGCGCCGGGAAGCGCTAAGTCGGCGTATGTTCGACGGAACAAAATAGCCGAATAATTTGGGACATCCACATATTGAAGTGACGCCATAAGCAAAGCCGAAGATTTGCCTCCGCCCGCAGCGCCTCCGAATAGCGCTTCAAGAGCGTATGTTCTTAGAAAAACTTTTTGGGTCGTGGAAGGTTCTTCGGGGCAAAATAACGGATGTTTGGGCTGTAAAAATTCGTAAACAGATTTCCAGTCAGTCATGGTTTCCACAATCTTGTGAGTAGCAATAAGGTACTATAGTTTGAGTCTCACTTTTGCTAGGGTTATGGGCTAGATGGACAAATTTTTGAAAATCAAAAAATATTTGACCCGACAATTTATGGCAAACTGTTTGATGGTTTTGTTCATTTTGGGGACGACGGTGGGTGCAAGTCTCATATTTCTGCCCGCTGGATTGGTGGTTGGGGGTCTTACTTGCGGAATCTTCGGATATTTGTTGGGGTCTGAATAATGTCTTGGAATAGTAATTTTAACAACAAAGACCTAAAGAGCGTTGAGGAAAAATCAATTCTCAATGCTGGCGCTCCAATTGCTTTTGATGCCGGTCGCACGGGCAAACCCTATAGAGATGGTTGGGATATTGAACGTGCTTATCGAGAAGGAAGCCAAAAAGTTACTTGGGTGTTTAGGTGTATTGACGCCATCGCTGGGAATCAAGCAAAACTTCCGATTCTTCTCAGAAAAGACAACGACCAACGCGGCGAGATTATAAAAACCGACCGCCCAATTTTGGAATTACTTAATTCAAAATCCAACATGGGGGAAAATTCTTTCATATTCCGTTACAGGCTTTCGTCGCAACTTTTGATGAGTTCACGAGGCGCATTCATAGAAAAAGTCAAAGGAAGAGATGGAAGAATAATCGCCCTCCACCTCCTCCCGCCACAACACACATCGCCGATACCTGACGCACGGAAATTTGTTTCAGGATACGAAGTTGATTTGCGGAACGGAACGAAAGTTTATTTAAAGCCAGAAGATGTTTGTTGGATTAGGCGACCCCACCCCCTTGACCCATACCTTTCGATTACTCCAATGGAATCAGCAGGAATTGCTATTGAATTGGAAAATCTTGCCAAACTTTACAACCGCAACTATTTGCTGAACGATGGGCGACCCGGCGGATTGCTTGTCGTTCGTGGGGAGATGGAGGAAGACGACAAACAGGAACTCAAGGCTCGTTTCCGAGGCAATCTTTCTCGCACCGGCTACACAAGCGTTATTGCTTCAACCGATGGCGTTGATTATGTCGATACATCTGCTTCACCCCGTGATGCCGCATACATACAATTACGGCAAATTCAAAAAGAAGAAATTCTTTCGGCATTCGGCGTTCCCGAATCAGTTATAGGCAACGCATCGGGCAGAACATTTAGTAATGCGTCCGAAGAATTACGTGTTTTTTGGATGGAAACAATGACCCCACATCTTCATCAAATTAGCCGAGCGCTTGATGAACTTGACGATAAATATTATGTTGATTTTGACGTATCTCAAATCCCGATTCTGATTCTCGCCAAACAAGAGCGTGAGCGATACACGATGGACGAATTTCAGCAGGGTTTGATTTCCCTGAACGAATACCGCGAGACAACAGGCAGGAAAAAAGTTGAATCCGAACTTGCTGATTCGCTTCTTTCCAACCCGAACCTTACCCCCATTGCCAATACCGAGAAACCTTTCAAACCCGAACAGCAACAGCCAGTTGACATGGTGGGTGTTGACCAAGGCGCTCCCGCCGGTGGTTTGCCCCCGATGGAGGGCGCTGTTGAAATGCCTCAACCCGCACCTCCGGCACCAATCCCCGTTCCCGAAGGGGAAGCGCAAGCCCCCGCAACGACGGCGATTACGCCAGAGGAGCAACTAAGTGCGTTTGAAAGCGTCCAAGAGCAAATGCAACAAAAGTTCATGGAGGAAATCGAAAACAAGGCTGACTCCGATACGGATAGATGGACGGAGATTCTTGATAGGGCTTTGGAGCGTCTTTTTGAGAGACAGCAACGTGTTGTCACGGAAAAAGCATTTGGTAAAAAATCCCTAAAAGCACTTTCTTCTGGCGTTTTGACTGCGGAGATGTTTTTTGATACAGAAGTTTGGAATAAGCAGTTAAGCGACGACATCAAGCCGGTGATTGTCGCAATCTGCAACGAAGCAAAAGATTATGTTTCTTCAAAAACCAATTCGCCCGCCGAAATTGATGAGGATGAGTTGAAACAATTAACCGAAGAGCAGATTGCAAGAATGCAACAGGCAAATCAGACAACCCTTGAAGAAATACAATCTGCGGTGCTCGTTGCGCTTGCATCTGGTGACGACGAAGACAAATCGGCGCTTTTGAGGCTCGCCCTTGTCGCCATTTTTATTAATTTGCTTCGCAAGCGCCGACGCGCCATGGCGGAGCATGAAGCACAAACAGCATTCAATTCTGGCGTCTATCTTGCGGGAAAGGATTCTGGTGGCTTGACCAAAACATGGACAACCCGTCGGGATTCTAAAGTTCGTACCGCACACCAATTTTTGGACGGGAAAACAGTAGATTTCGGTGAGGGTTTCGCCGTGGGTGGAGCACTGCTTCGATTTCCGGGCGACCCGATTGCGCCCCCGTCGTTAACTTATAACTGTCGTTGCCGTCT